ATGCATCATGACCAAATTGGGGGAAGGCCAGGCCCTTGCGAGCGCAGCGACTGCCCAGCCAAGCCTGGATTGCTGTTGAGATAGAGCGGGCCATTCACGTTCAGGTCCAGCCGATCGCGACGCAGCGCCAGGAGCGAGTAGTTGTCCACACCGTTCCAGTGCTGGAACAAGAAGCCGCTGCCATTTTCGGCCGGGAAGCCGGAGCACGGCGTCAAAGGAGTGTCCGTCACGCCAGCCGAGAACGTCATCAGCAGGCGGTTCGTGCCCTGCGGGTTGGCGCGCACGTTGATGGCCATGGCGGGCGCCGAAGTGGGGCAGCCGGTCGCCGACACGATCGCCACCGGCCCAACGGTCCACGACAGGCCGGTGCTCGAGCCCGTGGATGCAAGCGTTGCAAAGGTCAGTCCGCCCTGAGCCAAGTCGATGGACGCAAGCTCGGCCGCAACGAACTGATGCACGAACGCCGTGGTCGCGAGCAACGCGTTGTTCGTCGACGTGGGCAGCGTGCAGCCGGTTGTCGTGCAGTCGAGCGTCGCCCCGCGGATGTCCAGGCCGGTCGAGATGCCGTTGTTCAGAACCGCGCCGTTGAGCGTCGACCCGTCGATGATGCCGCCGAAAATCTGCGGATTAGCCAGCGCCGCCGGGCGGCATGCGCACGGCGAGCATTGGCACGAAGAGCAGGCCATTCAGTTCTCCTTACGGCGCCCAGATGGGCGGCAATCCGGGACCTTGCGAGGTCAGGCGCAGACCGGGAGCGCCGACGTTGAGCGGCCCCGGACCCAGCGACAAACCTTGCGGGGCCAGCAACTCAATGGTCCCGTCGGTTCGGATGTAGGTGTTATTGCTGCGGCAAAGGCGCATCAACGGGAAGTAACCGGTGCCAGAGCCATCCCACATCTGGAAGAGGAAGCCGGCCCCAAACGGCATGCCGGCGCCAACCCCGGAAGCGCAACCAACCAGCGGCGTCGGAGAGCCGCCGGCGCTGAAGACCAGGAAGTCCTCCCCGGTGGGCGACGGCGTGACGTACTGGAAGAATGCGCGCTCTGTGTTGCTGGGGCAGAACGGACAGTGCCCCGTGGGGGAGACATAGTCGGAGCGCGAATACCACTCTACCCCGCCGGTCTGCTGGTTGAAATCGTTGATGGCTTGGAAAACGACGCTGCCGGCCACTCCGCCATTCAGTGGCAAAGCGGGCGGACCGTCGAAGATCATGAACGAGCTTTGAGCGCCCGTCGGCTGCATGAGAATCCTGACCGAGCCGGCAGGGTTGCTCTGCGTCATGACTAGATGGCCGGTCATCGTGTCGCCAGTCGTATCGACCCAGATGTCAGAGATCGACACGCAGGCATTGACCTGCGCGCAAAACGCCGGATTGCCGGAGTTGACGTAGGCGGTGATGCACGGGTTGACGAGGGCGCATCCGCTCGGAGACGACAGGATGCTCGTGACGCTCGTTGTGACCGCGGTGTTGAACGCGTTCCAGAACGGGTTCGATACGACCGGCGAGTTCAGGGCGTCAATCAAGCGGCACGGCTGCAGCGCCACTCCGCACGCCCCGGCCAGCACCTCGCTCAGCGTAGCGTAGCGGGCCACGCCGTACTCGGCCTCGGTCGCGCGCGCGCCAGGCCCAAACGCCGAGGTCGAGTTGATGATGCCCGGCACATCGTTCAGGCAATCCGCCACGATCGGGCAGAACGCGTTGCTCGCCAGCCATGCGGTCGTGCAGGCGATCACCCCGTCGCAGAACTCAGGCGTCCCGTAGCCGTCGAGGATGGCCTGGTTCACGAACGCCGTGCTCGCCAGTGTGCCGTTGTTGGTGCCGGGCGGCTGCGTGCAGACCGTGCTCAAGCAGTCGATGACGGCCGACTGGATGGACTGGTTGATCGCGGTGCCGCCGGCGATCGTGGGCGACTGGTATTGGCCGTTGGTGAACGACCCGCCAGAAACAATCGGATTCAGCAGGCGAGGCTGATTGAGGAGCGTACTCGGGCACGCGCCGCACGAGCAGCTAGATTGACCGCACGACGAGCACGACATACGCCTACCTCACTTTTTGCGCGACTTCTTGGCCTCGCTGAGCGCGATCGCCATGGCTTGGTCCCTCGACTTCACTACCGGGCCTTTGCCGGGGCCGGGCTTGCCGCTATGCAGCGCGCCGCGCTTGTACTCGCCCATGACCTGGCCTACTTTGTCCTTGCCTTTCATGTGATGTCCTCTTGCCACGGGTAGCGCCTGTCAAACATCTCGTCCGGTGTCTCAGGGCGCTGCACTTTGGTCGCGTCTTCCTCCATGCGATCCAACTTGCGCTTGCGCTCCCTGAGCTCCTTTTCGGCCTTGCCGGTCATGCCGCCAAAAATCTCTGACATCTTCGCCCCTATGCCGCTGCGGTTGAACACCGCCGGACGCGCTCCATGGTGACGACCGCGCATCCGACGCAAGTGAGTGAGCTGAGGCGCAGCCGATACATGCCTGGCATGGTGATCTCGCGCACCTCGTTGCAGTTGCCGAGCTGCCACGAGCAGATGTTCGTTGCAGCGACTTCCTCCGGCGCCGGAACCCCAGGGTCACGGCACTCGCACGATCCGCTCGATAGCGGCAGGTGCGGCTTGTTAAAGAGCACTTTCTCGAGCCCGACGGTGCACCCGCAGGAGTTGTAGACGGTCAAAACGGCCGTCTCTCCTGCGGCCACGCTGAAGGATCGCGAAACAGCACCGGTCGAGTTGGCGTCGAAAAGGATGGTTGGATCCACGGGCATCTCCGAAAGACCGCAGTAACCCTGCGTTGCGGCAACATCCTCGACGTACTCGCCGGTGCTGATCGCGCACGTCACTCGCTCTTACCCTCCAGCACGTCGTTCAGGGCGCCAAACGCGATGATAGACAGAACCTTCGAGGCGCGGTCCTGCAGGATCGCGATCTCCTCGACGGAGAACTCCTGCACCCCGCCCGCCGCGACCCGCTGCGTCAGACGGTACAGCTTCATCTTGTCCGTCACCGATGCGGTGCCGTCCTCCGCCTGCGGCTGAGACAGGCCAGCGTACAGGCCGACGCCAACGGTTGCGCCATCACTGAACGGATTGCCCTTCGGGTCGAGCAACTTTTGTTCCATATCGAGCTTCATTTATTCTCCAGTCTCTTCATCGCCATCAAGCCCTGGCGCTGTGGGCAATCGAATGTTACGCGCTGATTCGGAAGTAATCAAACAAATGCAGCTACTCATCGTGCCTGACCATGCCGTCGGGGCCGCCCCACAGCACGCGCGCGACCTGCAAGAAAACCGGGGCCAGCAGGAGCCAGCCGAAGAAGAACAGGATCGCGCCTAGGTGGCTTGAGAACGACGCGCCGCCGAGCGCCAGCCCGAACAGCACGCCGGTCGGGAAGGCGACGATGAGCATCCGCGTGGCCGCGCAGCACTCGCAGCCAGTCTCGACCCACGAGATGAGCCGCCAATACCAGGCGTGCTCACACGGGTTGATGCGATCCCTCCAATGCATACCGACGACCTATCCCTTCTCCTGAACGAGCACGACCTGCCGGCGCATGCCCGGAGCTGCCATCAATAGAACTCAACGTGCCATGACAACATGGCGACGTTGGCGAATGGCGTGTTGTTAACGAGCTCGAACTGGTACTCGTTTCCAGTCTCGATCAGCGCCCCGTACAATCCGCCGGAGAGTTCATCGTCAAAGGTGTTCAGTTGAAAGCTGGCAGAGCTGAAAACCGACAGCGGAGCAGGTCCGCTCCACGGCTCGACCGCAGTCGCCAGACGATGGTAGAAGTTGAACGTCATAGCCGTGCCGCGCGTTACGATCCTCATGCGCATGCGCGTTGCGTTGATCGGGACATAAACGTTCATGCCGACGGCATGGGGGACGGCCGTAAAGACGCGGACCCTAAACCCGCTGTGCAGTCCGTCTGCCACGGCTGACGCCACCCCCAACACTGCCCAATCCGTACTGTTTGGCTCTAGGAGGTCGTCGGCGTACCCGCTGTAGCGCGCAAACGATTGGGAGATGTCGCCACCGCCGCCGCCGCACTGGAGGCAGATGTCTTCCACCGTGATAACGCCAGCAGTCGTCGCGGATCCGTTCGACGCCAGGATCTGGGTGCTCGGTAAAGTGGTGATGCTCGGCGAGGAGGAGGCTTGAACGTGGATGGCACCCGGCGGTCTGCAGAGCAGACAGCCTCGCTCCTCGCCGCTGTTCCACAGGATCGGCATGAGATAGAAATCGCCGCTTGGATTGGGCAGATCAGTCAGTGGGACAAAGCCGACGCTGAACAGCAGCGGGCAGACCGCGTCCACCAGCCTGAGACGCCCGCACGGGGCTGGAGTCCGCAGCGCCGGGACATAGATATTGGTAAGGCCAAAATCTATATCGGACGAGTCTAGGGCAGGGGCGGTCGCCATGTAGTTGCAGATGTCGAACGCGCCGCCCCCGCCGGTCGGCGGCTCCACATACAAGCAAGAGCCGCCCACGTTGGCCATAATGAGATCGCCACTCTGCATCGGCCGACCCGCAGACGAGAACAGAGCCTGAACGCTCGCGCACGTGAGCGTAAGCGCCGGCGGCTGCACATACAGACAAGAGCCGCCCACATTAGCCAGGATGAGGTCGCCGCTCTGCATCGGTCGGCCTGCGTGCACGAACAGGCCCTGCACAGCTGAGCACGTAACCGCGGCAGTAACCACTGGCGTCACCAACACGCATGCGCCGGTGTTGTCTTGCGCCAGCAGCAAGTCGGTGACGGCCATGGCGCGCGATGCGTCGGCAAAGAGGCCCGTCACGTCATCGCAGTCGAGCGTCGGGGGTGGCGCGGTCTGCACAACCTGCACGACGATCGGCACGTCCACCGACCCGCAGGCGTTGCACACCTGCACGATGGCCTGGAACGATGCCGGCCCATCGGTCGGCTGCGGCGCGTTGGTCGTGACGCGCAGAGTGTTGCCGTACATCGCCACGCCCAGGATCACTGCCGGCCCGGACGGGTAGGATGGGTTCGTCAGGATCGAGGCTTGGAACGGCGCCGTGCCGAAGATGGTGACATCAACCTGCGCTCCCGCGCCGCCGCCCAGCACCTGTAGCGGCAGAGGGACGTCAGCCGATGGGCAAAAGCAGGTGCAGCCGGGCGTTGCGCAGGTCATGGGTCAGTCCAGGATAGTGCGCGCGACGGCTACCGAAACGCGCGGGTCGGTTTCAATGAAGGGCGTCAGATCGAGCGTCACTGCATCGGCCGCCTGCTCGTCGGCGGCGGCGGCGATCTCGGCCGCCTTGGCGTAGTAGACCGCCAGGATGGAGTCGACCCAGAGCTGCATGCCAGAGAGGTAGGCGACGCGGTTGTCAAGGTTGGCGGTTGCCATGTACATCAGGATAGTGCGCTGCGTCGGCTCCGGGTAGCGCGCGGTGATGAACTGCGTCACCTCGGCCGCGAACGCGCGAGTGCGGCGCGCTTTTGCCTCCGCCAGGACCGCGGCGTCCGCTACAGTTTTCTCGTCTCCGGCCATCTCGCGGATGCCGACGCCATCTTCGATGTGCCAATACTTCGAGGGCACTCCTCTGCTGATCAGGGCATTCACTTGCGCGGCCAGCTCTGTCTTGCCGCCAACGAACAGCCACTGCGCCGACAGGCTGTCGTGCTCAGAAACCGAGAACTGAACTTGCTTGGTGATGCGGTTGATGGCGATGCCCATGTCGATCTCACGAGAACGTTTGGATGATTTCGGCAACGGCAAAATCGTTGACCAGTGTGTCCGCCACGTTCGGCGCGTCGCGAATGAACTCGAACACGTGGAGCTCGCCGGCGACCGCGCCAAGCGACGCCAGTGTGACGGTGCGCGTGTAGTAGTGAAACTCAAGGTCCGCCGGAACCGACAACGTCGCGAAGGTGGTCAGAGCAGACCATGCCGGAACGGCGGCATCGTCCGGAAGGCGCCGCACGTACATCCCCATGACGACCCCAACCGTGCCGGCCGGCAGGTTGCGCGCCTTGCCCTTGATCAGCAGGGTCATGCTCGTCTTGCCTGACGGGATGGTCAACTGCCACGTCACCCCCTCGCGGTTGCCGTCATCAAACCGCGCGACACGAACCTCCTGGAACGTGCTGTCGTCGATGATCTCTGCTTTGGGGCCGACCGGCGCCGATCCCTTCGGATCGCGCATCTCATCGGGCGTGATGTCCGCGAACTCGGCGCCGCTCAATGGCGCCGAAGAGATGGTGTAATCGACGCGGTTCGAGCCAGGGTTGTCTACGGCCGTGATCGTGATATTCGACCCGGGGATCAGGTTCAGGCCAGGCTCGGTTGCCACGGCCGTCCCGTTGACCGAGAACGGCACGGCGCCCCTATGCACATGGTCGGAGCGCGCCAACGTGGTTGCGGCGCCTGCAGCGTTCGCGGTTCCGATCGTGACCGGAGTGCCGGTGGCGACCTGCAATTTCGCGTCGGACCGCAGCACTTGGTTCGACGTGCCGGCCGTTGCCGCCGCCGCGTCGGCAGCGACTGTCGGTGAGCCGTAATCCAGGTTCAGCGTGGTAGTTGCGCCGGCGCCGGATGCGACGATGCCGTTGTTGAAGTTGAGCGTCGTGACCGTGGTCGATAGATTGACGCCGTTCTCTTGCGTCGTGATCGTCGGTGACGGGGCCGTGATCGTGACGATCGAGCGGTCGCCGCCCACGTCGTCGGTGACGGTAACTGCCGCGCCGACGAAGTTGATGGTCGGCCGCGTCGAAACGAGCGCGCCCTCCTCTTGGAGCTGCACCAAGGTCCGGTGGACGTGATCGGAGCGCGCGAGCGTGGAGGCGCTGCCGGGAGCGTTGACCTGGCCGGTCGAGACCGGGGTGCCGGTCGCTACCTGCAGTTTGGCGTCAGCGCGCAGGACCTTCGACGAAACGCCGGGCGTGGCTGTTGCCGCGTCCGCGAGCGCGGCCGGCGAACCGTAGTCCAGGTTCAGGCTGATCAGCGCTCCGCCGCCTGTGGCGATGATGCCATTCTGGTAGTTGAGCGTCGTGACCGAGCTCGAGACGGCAGTGCCGTTCTCCTGCACGGTGATCTGCGCGACCGGGTCGGCGATCGTGACGATCGTGCGATCGTTGCCAGCGTCGTCGGTGACGGTGACCGAGCCGCCCACGAAGTTGACCGTCGGGCGCTGCGCGATCAGCGTGCCCTCGTCCTGCCAGCCGACCAGCGTGCGGTGGATGTGGTCGGAGCGCGCCAGCGTCGTGGCCACGCCGAGCGTGTTGACCGTCCCGGTGGAAACCGGCACCGCAGTGGCCGCCTGCAGTTTGGCGTCCGAGCGCATGACGGTGAACGCCGTCCCGGGCGTTGCGGCAGCAGCGTCGACCGGCACAGTTGGCGAGCCGTATTGCAGGTTGACCGAGACCGTTGACGGACCGCCGCTCACGGACAGTCCATTCACGAAGTTGATCTCGGTAACAGTGCTCGAGATGAGGCTGCCGTTGTCGGAGACGGAGATCTGCGATGTCGCCGGGGTCAGCGTGACGTTGACGCGGTCGTTCACAACGTCGTCGGTGACCGTCACAGCGGCGCCAATGAAGTTGATGCCGGGCCGCGACGCGACTAGGGTGCCCTCATCGAGGAAACGCACCAGCGTGCGGTGAACGTGGTCCGCACGAGCAAGTTGGTCGAGGATGCCAGGGGCGTTGGCCACGCCGGTGGCCACCGGGGTGCCGGTCGGAGTCTGATGCGTGTGGTCGCCGCGCGCGACCGCTGTGCTCACGCCCGGAGTGGCGAGCGCCGGGCTCGCCGGCCCCATAACGCCGGCGTAGTAGTTGAGGTTGAGCTGATGCGTGTGGTCGCCACGCGCGACTGCCGTGCTCACGCCAGGGACGCCGGCGGCCGCACTAACTTGGCCCATGGTGCCAGCGTAGTAGCTGAGGTTGACGTCCACGTCGCAGGTATTGCCAATCGTCGCGACGATGCCGTCTTGGAAGTTGATGCACAACGTCGGGTCGGAGACGACGACGTTGTCCTCCTGAACCACGAACGGCACGTTGAGGACGTTGGCAGCCGTCACCGAATAGCAGGCGTCGTCGCCGGGACGGTAGATAGCGAACACGTCGGTGCTCTGCGGGAGCACCTGCGGGAACGTCTCGGCGATCTCGCACGCACTGATGCCCGGAGGGCCGGGAGGTCCAGCAGGCCCCGAGCCACCGCCGCCGCCACCGCCCACGCCAGGACACGACACCTGCGCCGCGCCGGCCACTGGCGCCAGCGCGTCGTTGAGGATGACGGACGACGTAACGGTGCAGTCGGCGGCAAGCGTCAGCTGGATGTACCCCGACAGGACGTCTTCATCCGGAGGCACGACATAGCACGCCGGATGCAGGACCGGGCCGGGGGTGCACGGCTGCTCCGGGTTGCCCCAGGTCAGCTCTTTGCCATCGCAGTCACGCATGCCGCTCTCCTGGTGTCCTCAACGCTCAAACCGTAATCGACGGCAGCGTTTCGCGCTCGCAGCCCGGCACCAAGATGGCGCCAGCAATCGGAGTAGAGGCCGCATCCACGACCACCGTGCTGGGCACCACAGAGCCATCGGACTGGATGTCCACGACCACATAGCCCTCGCGCGCCGCGCAGCCCACGGGGTCGGTGGCGAGCCGGTAGCACACCGGCTGCAGCCGCATCTGCTCGCGGAAGGTCTGCGCAATCGCGTTGCCACAGGGGTCGGTCACGTCACGCGAGTGATGTCGCGCGTAGGCGCCCTTGACTAGTCCGCACGCTTGGTCGCCAGGAGGTGTAGGGACAACGCGCCGGCCGGGCATGGACGGCGCATCGCAGCTGGAGTATCCGAGGGGCATGGCGGTTCCTTACTGTCCAGAGCAGGGCTGTTGCTTGGTGTTGCGCGCAGGCTTGCCTTTGGGCTGCCAGCCCGCGCAAACGGGATACGAACGAGGGGCGCGATAGCCCTTGCCGGGAATCAGCTCGCCGCAGCATTTGGGTTGCATACCAGTCTCCTGCGCGCGATTGTGAACCTAGCGCAATCAGCGCGCAATGTTTACGTCGGCGGCGGCGTTTGCGCGTTCACCGGCGGGATGGTGGATGGGTTGTAGTCTTCTGGCTCCGTCGCTTGGCCGTAGCTGATGGCAGCCTCGACGTCCGGGTTGACGCCGAACGCCTCCATCGGCACGCCCAATGCTTGCATGGCCTTGGCCCATGTGTAGCGCAGGACCTTGGCCGCGCCCTCGGGATCGATCTGCGCGACCGCCGGCGACATCTGCGTAACAACCTGCATCGCCTCGAGCGCCTTTTGCTGCTGCTGCTCCATGTCTACCAGCCCGCGCGAGCCGCGCGCGCGGATCTGCGAGTCGCCCAGCACGGACGGGTCCTTGGCCGTAGCCATGTTGTAGTCGTAGAGCGCCCGGGCGAAGGGCTCGAAGACGTCGGTGTCCAGGTTCTGCACCGGCATCTTGAACACCTTGAGCGCCTGCGAGAAAACGGCGCTGAAGCCGCGATAGGTTCGCCCCGCGCCGCCTAGACCAGTGTCGCCTTGTGCATAGGCGGGAATGTTCGACACGTCGTCGGCGAGCTTCCAGTAGAACTGCATCGTCTGCAGGAGCGGGGCGATGATGTTCGGGATCATCTGGAACTGGCGCGCCGGGCGGCCGTTCGACATCGGATCCGGGTCCGTCAAGAGCATCGAGTATGCATCGACGGCCAGCAGCTCCTTCAGCTCTTTCACGTAGCGCTGCGTGCGCTGCACGTCGATCTCGCCGATGGGGCCGCTCGAAAAGCTCATGTTGCGTATCTTGGCGCGCACCGTAGAGTTGAGAGTGCGCTGCACGTCGCGTAACTTCATGGTCGGCGATCGGTTCCAGAACTGATCGCCCAGCTTGTGGTAGCTTGTGTTGTGGTAAGGCCGTGGCGTGACGTGCTCGGCGCCGTTCACCTTCACGTAGAGCGTGCGCCCGCCGCACACGATGACCTTCGCCTCGTAGTATTCATCGTCGGAGGCGGAGAACCCATACGCCCGCAGCTCGGCGCCGGACAGGATGCCATGGTGCTCCAGCATCTCGATCGTCTCGTCGTCGCCCCACGCGATATGCGAATCGGTCGGCAACTCCAGGTTGCGCGAATTGGCGTTGAACATCAACCAGTTACGATTGTAGTTGCGATACTCGGTGAGCACCCGGTCCAGGTGCTCCCGGATCCAGAACTTCTGGTTGCGCGCCCATTTCAACGTGCGCCGCGTCATCCGCCCGCGCTCGATGATGAAGGTGCCGCGCTGAGTGTCGGGAGAGTCCGCGCTGGGGAAGATGTCAAACGGCGAGACACGGTAGGCGTGGACGACATCCCTCATCGCCACCGTGCGCGTGTTCCCGCTCCAATGGGCTTGCGGTCGCTGGACGACAATCGGCCCCTTCAGAATGGCAGCCGGGTAGGTCACCATGTCGCTGAAGATCGTGTTCAGCGTAACGGCGAAGTTCATCTCGATGAGTTGGTCCCTCATCAGGATGCCCATCTTCTCGCTGGCCTTGGATGCTTCCTGGAAAGCCAGGGCCATGGCCGCTTGCTTCATCCCGGCCACCTTGTCGTAGAGGTCGCCCGGGTACTCGGCGATCATGCCGCCGAAGGTGACCTCGGCCAGATTCTTCGGCATCTGCGCCAGCGCCTGCGCGGCGGCGAGCGCGTCGCCCCCAGCAGCAGCAGCAGCGATCTCCACCTTCAAGTCGCGCAGCACTTTGGCGCGCATCCGCTCAGGCAAGCTGGGGATCGGCGTGGGCTCGATCGTGAACGGCATGTCGAGCACGGTCGAGAGCATGTCGCGCAGCCACGCCTCGGCGGACACGCACTTCATGTCCGTCAGCGGGATGTAGATGTCGATGCCGTCCAGCAGCTCCCGGTCGCAGTCGTCGTATTTGCTCTCGCGCTGCCGATAGCAGCGGCCCAGCACTTCCTCGACCGTGCAGTCGCCCAGCTCTTTTTGCTGGCGGTGCAGTTGAGCGTCGTGCCAGCGGCGGACCACCAGGTCGGCCAGGGGATCGAATCGCGCTGCGTTCCCCTTACCGCCGTCGACGATCGCGTCGCGATCGGCGGCAACTACCGACGCTTCCTGCGACGGGATCACGACGTCTCGACCTTGATGTTTGCCTGGACCATGTGCTTCTGCAGAGATCGCGCCGACTGCAGGGCCTTGGCGAGCGAACTATAGGCTTCGCTGGTAGCGACGATACGCCCGTTGCTGAACAGGATCCGGATGCGGTAGCGACGCGCGGCGTCGCGGAAGACGACGATCTTCATACCATCAATACCCTTTTGCGCTCCACGATCACCTTCTGCTGAGCCATGCCGGCCGACAGATACAAGCAGAGGTATTGTAAAGCGTCATGCACGTCCGCGTGGGAGTTCTTTTCCGGCACGGGCTTGTAGGCATCTATTGCGCCACTTCCTTCGATCTTCTTGTAGTGGTATTTGCCCCGGAAGCCGGTGATGGTCAACTTGCAGCTCGGGTCTATCTTCAGCGCGCCGCGCCGCTGGAGGAACTTCACGACTGCGCCCATGCGTGAGTCGAAGCGGTTGCTCGGCGCCAGGACCGAATCCACGCCGTAGCCCTGCAGCACTGCCCGAGCGGTGCGCCCGCCGACGCCAGAGCGCGGGTTGGACGGATCCAGCGAGCAGATGATGGGGTTGGTCCGGAACTCCGCCGCCAGCATCGGCGTCAGCATCGCCTCGCAAAACTCGTCGAATGGGCAGTTTTCGGCGCGCAGCTCACGCAGGATCTTCAGCGACCCACCGCTGACCTGCCCGACGACTGCAGCCGGGTGCAGGCCCGACGTGTCGATCCCGATCAGGATCGGCATGGTCGAGTTCCAATCGAGCGCCTGGTTCGAGACGCAGTCCTCCGACCACCATTGTCCGTAGACCGGGCGGCCAGCGACCACCGTGCCGTACTTCCCCATGATCATCGTGCGGATGAACGCGTCGCTCGCGTTGGGGATTTGGTCCAGCCAGTAGCGGTAGCCCTTGTTCTGGATGCGGGCGTAGGTCGCCTTCGGGTTCGGGGCGTACAGCTGCGGGTCGTCCTTGTACACCGGCTCGTTCTGCGGCAGGTAGATGAGCGGCGACTCCTGAGCGAAGAACTCCCAATTGCTCGGCGTCGAATCCATGTGCGACTTGTACCACCAGTGGTATTCGTCGCACGGGTTCGTATCCATCACTACGTAGCTGGACGTGCAGCCTTCCTCGTCCTTCGACGGGTAGCGTCCGCACGACGAGATGATCATGTTCACTACCGAGCTGTTCTCGATCGCGCGCGCCTCGTTCACCCAAGCAAACGTCGTCTCGAACGACTGCAGGTTGTCGATGATGTTGTCGCCATCCATCGCGAGGAAGATGGTCTCCATCTCGATGCTCGTATCGTCGGGCAGCGGGATGCGCGTGCGGCCGTGGATCGGGTACTGACCGGTGAGCCGGGTGCCGTGTCCCATCCACTTCATGAACGACGGGATGGTCGTGGTCTCGAGCTGGCGGTACGTGTCGCGCAGAACCAGGAACCGGGTGCGGCGCTTGCCCTCGTGATTGGGCTTCTGCTGGGCGGCCCCTTGCAGCGACTCCATGATGCAGGCCCCGCTCTTGCCTGACCCTCGGCAGCCGACCAAGCCTCGTACCAGCGCCTTGCTGGCGTGGAACCGCTCGATCACCTGATCCGGGGGCCGGTAGGTGATCGGTTTCGCTTCTTCAGCCATCCTGCTGCGGCTCGTCCTCGACCGTGCGGGCGAACGAGATGTCCATGCGCACTCCGGCGCCAGGCGTCACCTTGAGCGTCTTGTTCTCGGTGTACCGCGAGGTGTGCGCAGCCGCCACGTGCTTATCGACGTTGAACAGCAGCGCCGCGCGCTTGATGTCTTCGTCGCCGTTGGAGCGCTTGACGGCCTCGCGGATCTCGGCGAAGCGCGAGTCGGCCATCGCTTCCTTGGCCGCCGCGAGCGCGTTGGGCGCCGAGTTCGTCTTGAGCCACGTGAAGAGCACGATCGGGGCGATGTTGAACTGCTGGGCAATCGACTCAATCGACTCGCCGCCGGCGATCATGTCCAGCACGTCATCGGGATCGGTGGCCGACAGGAAGTAGATCGTCCGCTGGCGCTTCATCCACAGCCGGAACGTCATCGGGAACACCGCTAACGACTCGGCGACCTCGGCTTCCGCGGTCGACTGGAACGTCTGGCCTGCGACGTGGTGAGTGGCGGACTCCGGGTCGGAGCGCAGCTCTAGCACCCGTTTCGCCACCATGGCGTCGAGGACCTCGAAGCCCACTTCCTCGAGAATGACGTGGGACGCTTTGCGGTCGGCGTACTTAGGCATATCGCGGGGGCGGACGCGGCGTGGGCGGGCGCTTGCCTTTGCACGGGCATCCCATTGTTGGGCGCATGGACTGCTCCGAATCGCTACACTATCCCGCTTATACCGCATAGAAGCAGGCAATTCAAGATGGAAGCTCTCGACGTCATCTCCCGCTGGACCGTCCCTGCGTGCGTGCTCTCAGGCCCGCCGCCCGCCACCGACTGGCTCATCAACGGCTGGCTGCAGAGCACCGCTGCCGGAACCATCTGCGCCCCGGGCGCCACTGGCAAAACCACTCTGCTCATCGATCTGTGCGTGTCCATCGCCACCGGCCTACCGTTTTTGGGGCGCGCAGTCGAGCGCCCCGGATCCACCGTCCTTATCTCGCTCGAGGACGACCTGGGCGACCTGCTCGCCGTCTGGCAAGAAGTGGTCCGCACGCGGGTGGAGTCCAACCCGGACCTATTGGAGCGCTGCCGCATCGGGAACCGCCTCTTCAGCCACGTCACGCTCCAGCAGCGTCCGACGTTCGCCACCCACGACGGGCGCATGATGGTACCCACCGCATACGGCTCGGGTCTCATCGAACGTCTGCGCGAGATCCCCGACCTGAGGCTCATCGTGCTCGACACCCTGCGCCTGTTTGCCGGCGGCGACTTGAACGACTCAGTCGTAGCCAGCGTCGTCACCTCCGAAGTCACCAAGATCGCCAAGTCCCTGCGCTGCGCCGTCATGCTCTCGCACCACATGCCCAAGGCCGTGGCCACTGGCGTGGTGGCATCCGGGCAATACTCCGCCAGCGGCTCGGCAGCCATCGTCGACAACCTGCGGTTCGCCTGGACCCTCATGCCCGCCAGCAAGGCACTGTCCGCCAGAACAGGCACCAAAGCCTACACGCTCACCTCCACCCGTGGCGCCCTGATGGCCGAACGCCCGCAGCCGATTCACATTACCCGTCAAGGCTTTACCTTCTCCGCCATCCCCTCAGAGACGTCTCGTCCCGCTCCCGGACAGGACCTCTCAGCACACCTGCCATGTACATTCGCCCGTGCCGTCGAACTCATCGGCGGACGCCTCACCGACGCACGCAAGTCCTTGAACGCACGGATCGAAGCCGGTGAACTGCGCGTAACAGGACGTGGCGTAGCAGGAGACCCAAAGATGGTGCACCTAGTCTCGTCCCAACCTCTCGTCCCTTAATATAAGAAACAGGGACGAAACCCCCCCTTAAGTAATCCCCCCCTGCGCCGTTTCACCAGCGCGCGTACTACTTACCTCTAATTTTCGGACCGCGTAGCGGGACGTGCCTTTCAAAGCGCAGCGAAGAGCGAACTTGGTTCGCGAGACGCGTCAGGGTTCTCGAATGCCCAGAGGAATCGCCGAAGGCGAGCAGTGAGTAGAGAGGAGTGAGGAGTGAGTAGGACGAGCTCCCTTGGAGCTCTAAACAGCCTCCGCATCGGCAAGTCGCTCGCAGGGCTCGCTTGGTTACCGCTGCTGCGGGAAGAATTGGAGGCTATACGTTTGCCATGCAAGGGGATCCGGGGCGATGCCCCGTCTCGGTTAGCCGGGTCTCGCTGGGGGCGATCCCCGGGGAGGAAGGGGAGGAAAGCGGGGAATGGGAGGAAAGCGAGGAAGGGGATGAAGGCGGATGACGGTGCAGACGGGGGTCCAGATGGAACCCCCGGGGGGGAGAAAGGAAAAAAATCAAGCTACTCAAACGTCTGAGGCAAACTGACGTGGACAAGTACCCCCGGGGGGTATTGGTGAGTGAGTGGCAAGCTACCGTTGGGTGGCAAGCTAACGAAAGGTGAAGAGTCAACGTTGGGTGGCAAGCTACTGAAAGGTAAGAGCTAACGAAAGGTGAAGAGGCACAACTACCGTGGACTGGCGAAGCTACCGAGGTAAAGCTATCGAGAGGTGAAGAGCTACCG